ATCATAATACAACAGCCGCCCTCCTCCCTGAGCTTCCAAGATATCAGAACTGTATGGTGGGATTCCTTGCTGCTTTGCCGTTTCTGAGAGCTTGGTATTGCGCACAATATGTAAGAAAATTCCGGGCCTGAAAGGGCCTTTTATAATACATAAAAATACAAATTATTAGAAAGGAAGGATGCCAAATGGAAAAAATCAAAATCCATGATACTGAATATGAAATCATCAGTATTATGCCGGTAGCCACAAACGTGCTGCAGATTGAATTTGTAGACACGGTTCCGGAAAAATGGGGAGATATCACCACATATACAGTTGGTGGGATGGAAGCCGGCTGCATCAGTGGATATGACACACTGTATCGTGCAGATGGTCAGATGATCTACCTGAGTAATGATGGCAGTGTGTATGAGCCGCCAGAAGAGCAGGAGCTGATCAATAGGCCGATGCTGATCGAGGAGGCGGAAGGATAATGGAATACATACAGACGATCCTTGCGATTTGCGGAGGAATAAGTATCATAGGAGGAGCTGGTGCGGTTATCGTTAAGGTAATCAAGCCGGCTTTTCGCCTGACTGCGAGGGTGCAGAAATTAGAGGAGCATTCAGACAAGGATTACAAAAGACTTGTCGCATTGGAGACTATGCAAAAACAGCAGTCTAAGAGTCTTGCAGCTCTGCTCAATCATCAGATCACTGGTAATGGGATAGACACGATGAAGCAGATTCGAGACGAGCTGTTGGAATCTATTATAGACCAGTAGAAAGGAGGTGAGGAGCTATGCTTAAAAACTGTGTATTCCGAGCTGATGTGGATACCCGTCAGTGGATCCATGCGGCAGGCAGGAGAGCCATCAAGACCATGGCGCAGACATTTGTCGCAACCATCGGATCGGCAGCAGTCATGGGAGAGGTCAACTGGCCTATGGTAGCCAGCGCATCCGTGTTGTCTGGCATCCTGTCGGTGGCAACGTCCATCGCAGGACTTCCGGAGCTGCCAGCCAAGACCTGAGAGGAGGTGATCCGTAGGTCTCCCGATCCGGTCAGGGTCAGAGCCGGAAGGAACTACTATACAGCATTTAGAAGAAAGAGAGGATAAGAAACTATGGCAAATTTAACAGGAAAACATCAGGACAAAATTCCAGGGATGGGAGGATACGTAAATGCAGGCCCAGATCTGCAACCCAAACAGCCGACACCGTATTTATACGATGCTCCGTGTGATGTACCGCATCCGGACAAGCATCAGAGTGGCGTTGGTGGTCCGTCTGATCGCAATAACAACGGTGTGGACGACAGCGGGGAGTAAAGCTGTGCGACGTCGCAACGTAGATAGGCCCCGGGATGCTCCTGAGGCCTATATTTTGATTGCGGCATAACTGCTGCTGTGCTATAATGCTGATGTTACCGCCCCTATACTGGGAACAGAGAGGGGGTGTACAACATGGATCATGTTCTATCTTTTATTGTCGCTGTTGCGGCTGGTGTAGCCTGCCACTACATCATCAAATGGTTGGACAGCGATAAGTAATCGGTAACCAGCCTGCGGGGTTAAGCCTTCCCGTAAAAAATAGGAATAGAAAACCCGAAGGTGTACCAGACCTCCGGGTTTTCGTTTGTTGTCCAACATGGACTTGTTCTATCTTTTTGCCTACTGGCATTATAGCATATGCAGATTTTAATTGCAAGATACCTAAAAGTGGTTTTGTCCGGTTTTGTACCGGGCATTTTTTATTTGGAGAAAATACTATGGAAAATACAGTAAAGAAACTGATCGACCAGGCCGCCCACTGGATTGGATATCTGGAAAAGAAAAGCAACGCCCATCTGGATGATTTTACCGTTAACGCCGGAAGTGGAAACTATACCTGCTTTGCAAGAGATTACAAGGAGCACACAGGACAGAACCTGCAGGCCCAGCCATGGTGCGCTATGTTTGTATCAGAGGTATTTGCACAGACATTCGGATTGGAGACCGCCAAAAAGCTGTTGGGCGGCAATCTGTACCATTATTGTCCGACAGGAGCCAATCAGTTTAAGAGGGCGGGCCGCTGGAGTTGGATTCCGGAGCCTGGAGCAGTGATCTTCTTCACCAACGGCCAGAGGGCTTATCACACAGGGATTGTGATCGAGGTAACATCCACCCGGGTCAAGACTATTGAGGGCAATACCTCAGGAGCTTCCGGCGTGATCGAAAACGGCGGCGGAGTGTGTCAGAAGTCCTACAGCAAGTCTTATGGGAAAATTCTGGGGTATGGTCTGCCGGACTGGTCTTTAGTATCAATGGAAGAGCAGGAAAAGAAATCCGGCTGGCAGCAGGAAGATGGTGGCTGGAGGTATTATCTTGGCAATGGTCAGCCGGTTCGAAATGACTGGTACTGGCATGAGGACAAGTGGTACTGGTTTGACGGCGCCGGCATGATGGTGTTCAATGTCTGGTATAAGTACAAGGATCATTGGTACTATCTGGGCGCTGACGGCGCCATGGTAACAGGCCAGCAGACCATCGACGGCAAGTGGTATATCATGGACGATCAGGGCCGGATGGTTGTGGAGCCGGTGACGCTTACTCCAGATCAGGATGGAGCGCTACAGTGGCCGGGACTGGCGGAGTAGAGAGTATACAAAGAAAGTATGATGTTCACCCTCTGTTGAGAAAACAGCGGAGGGATTTTTTATTTGCCAAAAAGTGGTGGAAAGCCGCATGATGCTGTGGTATTATAAATGTGCTGCCGTACCTCCAGCAGAAGGGAGGTGATTCTACATGAACGATAATATTTCAGCATTTATTATCTCTGTCGCAGCAAGTGTGGTTGGCTACTACATATGCAAATGGCTGGATAGATGATGAACAGGCGGCAACAGCCTAAACGGATTGGCTCTCCGTAAAGAGCAAGAAAAACCCCAGAGATGGCACCTCCGGGGTTTTTCGTTTTGTTCTACATGAACTCTTTCAGCATTTATTTGGCTAAGATTATAATATGCCACTTCCGAGGAAAAGTCAACCGTTTCTTTTTGACCTGTGGAAAATCATAAAAGATAAAAAGGTAGGCAGTGTCAACCATTTGTCTACCTTGAGCAGATTCGTCTATAATATATATGATGATACTATAGGTTTACAGATTTTCGGAAATGTAGATATATATTAGTAAATAAAGGGCTGTAGATGATTCTATAGCATACATAAATCATGCAAAATGTTACAGCTAAGCTTGGGTAATAACCCAATGGTTGGCGCTACTGTAGCTGTAGCTGTTTCGATTGAAGAAGCTGCAAAAGAAGGCAGATTCTAAGAAATCCAGTAAAATCAAGGATTTAAGCAGTACGGAAAAGTATACAAAAGTAGGAAAATGCACATAACTTGTTTACTACTTGTTTATTATTTGATTACCGTATTTGTTTACCGTCAGGTAGGGCTGAAAATTGGCCCTACCTGATTTTTTCAAGATCTGATCGCAGCCATTCCAGATCCCGGAGGGTGTAAACGGATTCTGTGATATCCTGGATTTTATGCCCCACCATCTCCTTTAACGCATATTCATCAACTTCGGCTTTCTTTGCCCTGGTGACGAAGGTATTTCGGGGATCATGAGGGCGGTGCTCTGGATTGAGATTAAGCGCTGCCATCACAGCCTTGAAACGATAGCTGTATTTATCATAGGTAATTTTATAAGAGCCGGCATGGGTTTGCCCCTTATCATTAAAGAGGTATGGGCTTCCCAGAGACATGGCAATATCATAATTCTGTTTTACCAAGTCTCGGATTCTGGTATGGATTGGGACAATACGCTGCTTACCAGCATCCGTTTTTATTCCGGCCTGCATATACCATTCTTCGAGATTGATCTCATCCAAACGGAGCAGGGCAAGTTCCTGAGGTCTCCATCCCATATAACATTGAATCAGGATCCAGTCTATGTATTTCACTTTCCCGACATTTTCCCATAGGATGTTAAGCTCATTGTCTGAGAAGGGGATGTGGCTTCGCTTCGACGCTTCTTTTTCTTTCATAATGTCTTCCGATATATCAAATGTTCTGGCATAGTTCACGGTCACAATTTCATATTCCAGTGCATAGTCATACATCAAATTAAAGAGAGATTTTATCCGTGCCTTTGTACCGGCGCTGGGAAATACCTTCTCACCTTTCTTTTTTCCGCGTGTTTCGATGCGGTATCCTTCGTCCATAACTCCCTTTATATGCCTTGCCCGTACATCTTTTGCCCGCATCCGGTAGATGCTGGAACAGTAGGCCCAGGCGGATGTGATCGTACGAGCATAGCTTTCATCACAGGTGCTCAGGTAGGTATCGGTCCATTTTTCATAGAGTTCTTCAACGAGAATATCATCTTTAAGATCGTAAGGATTGCGGTTATAATCTATCAGGGCCTGATAAGCTTCGTTGTAAGTTGGAAAATAAGCTTTGGGCTTCAGCGGTTTCAGTATGGGTTTATTGAATTCTGTTTTTCCAACGCAGACTCGAGTCCAAAAGGGATTGCGCAGATTTTTGCCTTTTATTTCTGTGATGCTTCCGAAACCATTAGGCAGCCGTTTTCGTCTGGCACGTTTTTTATAATTGTTCTGGATAACCGTTCGATTCAACGGATAACCGCAATGGGGGCAGGCCAGGGCCTTGTCACTGACTTGTAGCTGACATTCCGGACATTGAATCAGTGCCATAATTATTCCTCCTTATTGTTGCGACGTCGCACATTTTTGGGTATAAAAAATACACCTGTACAGGTGTAAGGAGGTATGGTACAATATGGGTGTTGAGATCATATTGTATTTGGCCTCCGTGGCCTGTACAGAATTTATCTAAAAGCCGTTCCTGTTGGCGCAGGGGCGGTTTTTGCGTTATTAAGCAGACTGTTCCTGTTTTAAAATTTCAAGAGTTTCATTATATTCTTTAGCCACTGGAATTCGTGTGAATTTGACTGTATTATTAAAATTTTCTTTAACTACCTTTTCTATATCATCCAAAGATACTTTAAAAAATTCTTTTCTTAAATTTACTCGATTTACACTTTGTTTTTCAAAAGCTTGATGTAAAGCTGTTTCAAGAGCAGGGGCATCGTCCGAGAATATCATGGCGTGTACATCAAATTCAAAGGGGACAGAAGCACTTCCAAGTTCTTTTATACGATCCATAGGCTCTAGGCGACGTGTCATTCCTATTTTATATACATCCTGACCAAAAGAGCCAAGATTAGAAATAATATAGACATAACCTGCACGAGCATTGGCCTCACGTTCCAGAACGGTTGCTTTGTCAGCTTCTAATTGTTTTAACTTATCATTTAATTCTTTGATTTTATCGATGTATAATTGTTTTTCCACATCATCTTGGGTTTTTTGCATATACTGTATAAGACGATTGATTTCATTGGAACATTGGGTCTGGTCTTTTTCGAGTTTGGCCTTTTGACGTTCTATTTCTCTTCGAACCTTCTCTTCCTCTATCATTTGCTCTTTGATAGCCTTTTGCTGTTCGCGTTCCTGCTCTTTTTTTAATTCATATGTGTAAACAAGATTCAGTTCATCTAATTTATATTGTAGGAGTTTCTGATTCAGTTGTACATTATCAACGTCAAATAATTTATTGAGAGTTTCAAAGGATTTTGTTATTTTGTTTCTTGCAGAATCAATGGTTTTAATGGAAAGATTTAATAAAACATTATCGCATTCAGCATTAAAGCAGCGCAGTATCTGTTTGGTATTGGCATTTAACATTTTTTTAGGAGAATTTCCGTATGTCTTTATAAAATTGGAATTTTTGATATAATTTTGCTCCTCCAATTTTAGAACAGCTAAATTATTTTTGCATTCTTCAGATGAAATCCCATCATAATCAGTAAAACAATAATGCTGGCACAAAACATCACCTTCTAAGACATTGATTGCATCACATAGATTATTGTAGTCTGTTTTTTTATTATCAATTTCCTTTTCAAGATTAGTGATTTTATTATTTAAGGAATCGATATCCCCATATTTTTTTTCCAGTTTATTATTTTCAATCATTTGTAATGTGAGCAATACTATTCCTACAATAATAGAAATAATAGAGGGCCAAAACATAAATAGAATACAAATAAACCATGTTTGAAGATACCACTTTCTTTTTTTCATACCACATACCTCTTTTGCTTTTATTTATTAAAACGCCATTGGCTATTTTAATCTCAATTCAATCAATTCTTTTTGATAACCCAATACACGTGCTGCCTGTTCGATCGTATAGTCCTGATATCTGAAATATTCATATAGAACTTCATCGGAAATTAAAAATTCAACGGCAAATTTGTTGGCTTCCTGCTCTTTACGCGAATTAAGAAAGAGAGTTTTATGCTTTATGAAATAGCAGTTTTCACGAGGGTGAAGAATTGCATGACCTAATTCATGCGCCATGACAAATAAGCGCTCATTTCCTTCAAGATTTTCATTTATCCAGATATATTTATTACGCTTTAGATACATATAGCATCCTGATCGCGTGCCGATATCACCAATTGCAACTTCAATTCCGAGTGCTTCAGCTAAAGTAAAAGGATCGTTTGTCTGATATTTTTTTATGTAATAAGCAACTTTCTTTTTAATCGTGTTATTCAAGGCTGGACTCACCTACTTTTTATTTTTGTTGCCATATTTTACTTTGTTCTTTACTTTTAATCTATGTAACATAAGATCCACTTGGCCTAAAAAGAGTTCGATATCATCATCAGGTATATCTTCCCCATCATACGCAGCAGGCCCTAAATCTTTATTAAGTAATTTTTCTCTTAGCGAATCAAGATCCTTTTTTATATCTCTTTCATCTCTGGCGGTTAACATAGGGGGCTTTTCTTTTATCATATCATTATTTCCAGTTGTTAGATAGTCTAATGTTACGCCAAAATAGTCAGCTATCTTTTGCAGCTTATCATTTTTAGGTTTACTTCGCCCACTTTTCCAATCAGAGAAAGTAGATTTTGTAATTCCGGTTGCTTTTACAACGTCAGAATCTTTAACACCTTTTTCATTTCGTAACTTGCAATAAATTTCGTACATAATGAACTCCTTAAAAGTTTGAAAATCCGTACAAAAAACTATTGACAAGTTCTGAAATCCGTCTTATAATACAAATACAAAGTTCGGAAATCAAAACAGCCAAGTGTTGTTTGTTATTTTATGTCTGGTAAATGTATTATAACTGATTTCCGAACTAAAATCAATAGAAAAGTTCGGAAAGGAGAAAAATATGTATGAAAAATATGTTACATTACGAGATAAAAGAAATGTGACAGATTACAGAGTATCAATAGATACTGGAATTACGAAGTCTACTTTTTCTGATTGGAAGAGTGGTCGAAGTAATCCAAAACTGGATAAACTTCTTATCCTCGCCAAGTATTTTGATGTTCCGGTGGAGTATTTTGCAGAGACTGAGGACGGGAGGTGAGAGCATGACAGAGAGCGTAATACAACTGACTCAGGCGAAGGAAATAGGAGAGCATATAGCTCGTATGCTTATGAGTGAGAATTCTGTACCCGAGTTTGGAGAGAAAGGCGTTCCGGTGGCCGTTGCAGCACGGGTTTTCGGGAAGGATGCTACTTGGATTCAGGCAGGAATCATTTCTGGATGGCTGCCTATTGGAATAGCGACTCAGGACAAACGGCAGGTTACAGATCTTAAACAGATGGAATCAGGAAAAAGAACCAATTACTATATCAGTCCCAAAAAGTTATGGGAGTGGACTGGGTACATATGGAGAGGAGAAGAAAATGCAAGCAGAAGCAATTAAGTATCAGCCCCCAGTGGAGGACGTTGTAATCACTCAGGAGGAAGAGAAGCAGATCCTGAAGCTGGGCCGGATCGCTGGGGAGCAGCTCAGACAGAGCCATAAGGATGTGCGCCTGTTTGGTCGGCTGTCTACGGTGATGGCATTCCTCTTGGGGATGGAGACGGTGCTGCTATTGGTGGCCTGTGGGATTGTGACACTGTGAAAGGAGGTGAGAAAAGGATGGTTAGAGGAGCAAAGACAATAGCGGAATTTAAGATCCGTAAACATCTGGAAAAACTGGAAGAGAGAGGCCTTGTGATGGACAATATATCATTTGAGATGAAGAGCCAGAATGAAGCAGAGCTGACAGATGTGAATGGAGACAAACTGAGATTGATCTACGATCAGGAAACACGGACGGTTATAGAAATATGAGGGAGAGGAAAAGAATAAAAAAGGACCTGCACAGCGGCAACTGTGGCAGGCCCAGAAAATAAAAAATCAACACCCTCTATTATAAGGGAGAATGAGAGAGGAAACAAGATGGCAAACAGAAAAAATGATGTTTTTTGTGCGGACAACCAGTATGAAGAGGCTCTGATGCTTATGGGACGGGTCAATGCGCTGGCCGGAATTATCCAGGCAAGCAAGTATACGATGATTGAATGTGAGACTGTGGCGGCAGTGCTGGGCTTTGAACTGGCTGAGAAGAAAGATAAGGGACAGGGAGGAAAAGCAGAATGAAAGTAAAGGTAAAAGAACTGGTTCCGGGACAGGTGATCCGGGTAGAGTACGGGGATTACGAAAACTGGGTTAATTTCCAGGTAGATGCAGTAAAACCGGATGGAAGATATATCAATGTGGACTGCCACGCAGGCAGCATATATACAACCTTGGCGTTGGAGCCGGAGGAGATTGTGGAGGTAGTGGAAAATGCCTAACGTGATTATGGTCAGGAAGCCCAAGGGCATGAAAATCAACCGGGATGTACACGGGGATGCAGTGATAAAGATCAACTCAGAAGCGGCGGATACCCTGGAGCGGCTCCTCCGTGAAGCGCGGGGAAGCCTGTCAGTAAAGGAACTGGCATCCAGCATGATTAAATATGCGTCCAATGACACAATCATTAAGATTGAGGAGGATATGGAATGAACATACATGAGAAACTGCAGCAGGTACAATCTGATTTGAAGGCTCCCAAGAACCAGTACAACAAATTTGGCGGTTATAATTATCGGAATTGTGAAGATATCCAGGAGGCAGTGAAGCCGCTCCTGAAAGCAGTGAAGGCGGCGCTGGTGGTGGGGGATGAGTTAGTATTGATTGGAGATCGGTATTACATAAAGGCCACTGCTAGGTTCATAGACTGCGAATCTGGAGAAACTGTGGAAAATACGGCATATGCCCGTGAAGAACAGGAAAAAAAGGGCATGGACGTTTCACAGGTTACTGGCAGTACGAGCAGCTATGCCAGGAAATATGCACTGAATGGCCTGTTTTGCATTGATGATGTAAAGGATGCAGATAATCAGAATAATGCCTCCGGGGGAACGGGGAAAGGGACATCTAAGGGCAGCAGGAAAAATGACGCACGGAAAGTCCAGGGACAGGCAGGAAAGGTTACGGAAGCTATGATACGTACGTTGCAGTCTATGACAGAACGTTACAGTGCCAAGGGCCTTAAGATGGATAAAATCCTTTCCATGTATAAGTTGACTGCAATTACGGATATGGATACAGAGCAGTATAAGGACTGCATGGAAAAGTTGAAGTTATACGAAAAAGAGGGAGGAGCCAAAGAATGAATAATGTTCAGTTGGTCGGGAGATTGACCAGAGACCCGGAAGTCCGTTACTTGGACAATGGATCTACAGTAACAAGATTTACCCTTGCAGTGGACTGAAGAATAAAAAAGGAAGGGGGAGAAAACGCTGATTTTATTTCCTGTGTAGCATTTGGAAAAACAGCGGAATTTCTGGAAAAATGGTTCTTTAAAGGCCAGCGGCTGGGCCTGACTGGCCGGATACAGACAGGATCTTATACAAATCAGGAAGGAAAAAAAGTCTATACAACAGATGTTGTGGTGGACACAGCAGAATTTGTAGAAAGCAGGAGTGGATCCAGTAAACAGGGGGACAGGCAGGCCCAATTCCAGGGAAAAGATATAGGAGATGGGTTCATGGATATTCCGGATGATGTAGAAGACGAAGAATTGCCGTTTAACTAGAGGTGGCTGCATGAATATACAGATTGACTCAAGGGAAAAAGCGAGGGCAATCCGAGTGATTGTAGAGGAATTTGACCGCCGGGGCGTGGATCATTTCGTATCAAAGCTGTATGTGGGGGATTATATGAATTATGATAATCCCCGTCTGATTATAGACAGGAAACAGAACCTGACAGAGCTGTGCAGCAATGTGTGCCAGGGACACAGCCGGTTTCGGAATGAAATACTGCGGGCACAGGAGCATGGAATACAAATGATAATCCTGTGTGAACATGGGAAAGGGATTGAACAGCTGGAGGATGTGATATGGTGGGATAATCCACGCCGGCATAAGCGGTTTGTAGATCCAGAGACAGGCCAGTGGACAGAGCGTGAGACAAAAGCAATCACAGGGGACAAGCTGTATAAGATATTGCGCACATTCCAGGAAAAGTATGGATGCCTTTTTCTGTTCTGCGATAAGAAGGATACGGGAAAACGGATCATTGAGCTTTTGGGCGGTGATAGATGTGGATTGCAGTGAGATTAAGAATACATACAGTATGCGCGATATCGTGGAGCGTTATGGGTTCCATCCGAACCGTGCCGGCTTTATCAGCTGCCCATTCCACCAGGGGGACAGAACCCCGTCCTTGAAGGTGTATGAAAAAGACTACCACTGCCATGCCTGCGGGGCAAACGGGGATATTTTTACGTTTGTTCAGGAAATAGAGGGCGTTTCATTCAAAGAAGCATTCCTGAGCCTGGGAGGCACATACCGGCCCTGCAGCCGGATTGCATCCCAGAGGCGGAGGGAACAGATAAAAAGGGAACGGGAAGAGCAGCGTGAGGCGGAGCGGGAAAGAACCGCCTGGAAATGGAGCCGTCTGGGCGAAGTCTGCCGGACCCTCCGGATGCTGGACAGGCTGATCCCTGGTATGGAGCCGTATTCGGAGGTCTGGGAGGCAGCAGTCAGCCTGAGGGAGAGGAACCGCTATTATTACGAGATACTGGCATTTGGAACGAAACAGGAACAGGAGGAAATGAGAAACAGGGATGGATGAGATCAGGAAGGAGTACAGCAGGGAAGAATTTAATACAGAAGAGCCATACCGTCTCCTGTTTGAACATAAGGACAATGGGTTTGCATACCTGCAGCTTTATAATGACTTGAATGCAAACGCAGAACGTGTCGGGTTCAGGCGTTTCGGGACCATGGTAAAGGCATATATGAAACAGCACGAAGAACGCAGGAGCGGGCTGAGCAGCGTGGTAAATAACCTGACGGATTTTAAGGACCAGCCCATTGAACTGCTGACCGGAGACTGGATTGCCAATGATGACGGGATCCTCCGGAGGAACGGCGAACAGGGGATGGATGTTGCCTGTGTGCACCCGATCCTGCCCGTGCAGCGCCTGGTAAATATTGATGACGGGACCGTGCGGCTGCGGATTATGTTTCGGAGGGATTTCCGCGGCTGGCGGGAGGTGATTGCCAATAAAAGCACCCTTTTCAGTTCCAGGGAGATCAAGAAGCTGGCAGATAAGGACATTTCGGTTTCGGACAAGAATGCAGCCTTCCTGGTGGAATACCTTCAGGACTTGGAGGATCTGAACCATAACACCATCCCGGAGGCCCAGTCCGTGAGCCATCTGGGATGGACATCCAACGGGCTGTTCAGTCCGTATATGGAAAACCTGGAGTTTGACGGCCTGGAGAACTTTCGGAAAGTGTTTGAATCGGTGCACCCTTATGGAGATTATGAGAAATGGCTCGGCGTGGCAAGAAAAGTCAGGCAGGCAGGATCGGCGGCGAGGATCGCTCTGGCAGCAGCCTTTGCATCAATCGTTATTAAAGCCATTGGAAAGCTGAATTTCCTCCTGCATTTGTGGGGCGGATCTGGAACAGGAAAGACAGTGGCACAGCTTCTGGCAGTTTCTGTATGGGCTGACCCAAATGACGGGGCCGGGTATCTCCAGACATTTAACGGCACCCTTGTAGGCCTAGAGCAGCTGGCCGGTTTTGTGAACAACCTGCCCCTGATACTGGATGAATTCCAGCTTGTGAAAGATAAAAAATCCTTTGAACAAACCGTATATATGCTGTGTGAAGGAATTGGGAAGACAAGAGGGGCAAAAGCCGGAGGCTTACAGAAGACCCCTACATGGAAGAACTGCACTATTACATCAGGAGAATCCCCCATTACCCATGCTGCATCCGGTGCGGGTGCGGTAAACCGTATCATAGAAATTGAGTGCAGGGAGATGCTGTTTGAGGATGCAGTTGAGGTATTGGATGTGATCCGGTCTAACTATGGGTATGCCGGGAAACTGTTCATGGCATTTATGTCCACCGATCAGGCAAAAGAAAAGGCAGCCGGCCTCTATAAGCAGTTTTACCGTGATATAGGGACATCCAGCACGGAAAAACAGACCATGGCAGCTGCAATCCTGCTGACAGCCGATGCGCTGTCTACGGAATGGATCTTCTGCGATGGCAGGGGTTTGACGGTTGGGGATATAGAACCATACCTCCATTCCAGGGAGGCGGTAGATATCGGTGCCCGCGGATATGAATATATCCAGGATTTTTATGTCAGCAATGCTGCCAGGTTTGACCCCAGCGCAGATCCCTGCTACGGCTCTGTATCCGGTGATGAGGTGCGTATAATCAAGAGCGTGTTTGAGCGCATCTGTGAAGAAGGGGGATACAATCCCAGAGCGTTGCTGTCATGGCTGGATCAGGCGGGAAGGCTGTCAAAAGGGAAGGATAACCTGTATAAATCTGCCAAGGTCAATGGAAAGGCGGCCCGGTGTGCGTGTATCAACATGGCTGAGAAGATTTACCCGCAGGAAGAATTTATCCCTGTGGAGGACGGCGAACTGCCGTTTAAATGAAGCCGTTACAGAATCCTGAGGCAGGGTTACAATTTAAAAAACGTATTTTGTAACCGGAAAATCCAGTGTTTATGCGGGTTTGAGGGGTGCGGTTACAAAGTTACAAAAGTTACAGGTTTTTTATAAGCTTATAGGAAGGCATATGTATGTGAAAGAAGTCAGACAATTTAATCATCTATGTGCCTCGCGCGTATAGGGAAAAAAGTGTTGTAACCTTGTAACTTTGTAACTGGTCATAAAAAAGCCAGTATTTATGCGGGTTTGAGGCCTATCATTTGGTTACATGAAGCTGTAACGCATTGTGACGACAGGAGGAAAAATGGATAATAAAACTATATCAGATATCTTCGTGGATGTCTATAACCGGTTCTGGATGAAATGGCGTGACCGTGTGCCGCCAGAAGATTCAGGGGAATGGGATGTACTGAGAGCGGAAGCAGATGCAATCAAGGAAAAGTACGGGAACCATATGGTTCGGAAGTGGGAAGGTACATCCCCTACAACGGAGGAAGAGCCGGTAGCGTCTCCACTTGTTAATTTTGTTATGGATGAACTGGAGGCCAGAAGCAGAAAGGGGCAGAAGAAATGAAACAGCCAAAGAGTGAACCGGTCTATATCTGCAGCATATGCGGGAAGGATATAGCCGGGGATCATGTATATATCAAAACAAGGAGAGGAACAGAGCTGCATATCCATTATGGGTGTATGCCGGTAAGGAAAGGAGAATAGCCATGGCTAAGATTTTGATGCAGGGAAAAGAAAGATTTATGTGCCCAGTATGTGAGAATGAGATGATTAAGCTGGGGCAGAATTACTGCCAGATATGCGGTGAGGCACTTGAGTGGGAGGAGGAAGGCGAGAATGAAGAGATTAACACAGAAAGATGAGCAGGGAAATATGCTGAAAGAACTGAATGAGGAGCAGTGCAAGCACCGCTGGATTCCCGTGGAGGAGAGACTGCCGGAAGAGGATAATTATATTCTACTATCGTTCAGCAATTTCTCTCTTCCGCTGATTGGAAGATATGAGGCTGATAATGATGGTGGAGGAGCATTCTATCTGGGCGATAATGATGAGGGAGATACCTGTCTATCAGAGGATCTGTATGTTAATGCCTGGCAGCCGCTGCCGGAGCAATACCGGCCAGAGGAGTGAGTTTCTCCCAAGGAATTACTTGGTATCCTTGGGAGCACAGAGGGCCTGATGTGCAGCCATAGTGGCCAGAGAGTCACCGATCTGTACAAAAATGGAACTGATCAGGGCGATCTCTTCTGGAGACTTGCCATCGGCAATACAGCAGGCCAGAGCAGAAATCGTTATTGTAAGTTCACAAGAATCCATGATATCACCTCAGGATAGTATATGTGTTGATATCATGTATAGAACAGAATTAAGATTTAATGGAGAAAGTAATATGGCAGAAATAAAACTAACTGATAGCATAGGGTATGCCGACTATTTACATATCATTTTTGGAAAAAAACATGTAACACATTTTACCAGCGAGGGAAAAGAGCTAACTACAACGTTTGCTGAAGTTATGAATATTGCAAAAAAGAATGGTTATGACCCCCAAAAAGACGGAATAATTATTCTCTTAGCGGAAAGTCCTTTAAGTGGAAAAGTTTTTCAATACGGAAACTATGGAGATTTCTGGGTGGAACACGGAACAACAAAAGGATATGCTTAAAATTAAGGTATTCAACAAAGGGAGGAAACGCCAATAATGGGCATGGATGAACATATGCTTGCCTGCATCAAGGCATTAGCTGAAAACAGAATACAGGATGCAAAGAATGAAGCAATATGCTGTTGCATCAACGATAACACAAAAAAGAATGCTTCAAGGACGGATTACTACAAAAAGCTGTTGGAAAATGGAAGTGTGAATTTGTTTGAAGTCCCTATGAATCTTAAAGGACTGATTAATATGCAGGATGTGTCGGACTTTAAAGAGGACAGATACTATCTTGGGCATCAGCAGGCTGAACTCTTTCGTAAGATCGAAGCAGGTGTAAGAGCAACCACAAAGATGCTGGAATACGGAATCCCCTATACGAACAGCACTCTTATTTACGGGGACCCAGGAACAGGCAAGACAGAATTTGCCCGGTATGTTGCATTCAAACTTGGACTGCCGTATGCATATCTGAATTTTTCGTATCTGATTGATTCCCACTTGGGACAGACTGCAAAGAATCTGAGCCGTATATTTGATTACTGCAAAGGTCAGAAATGTGTACTGATGCTGGATGAAGTGGATTGCATTGGACTGGAACGTGGAAATGATACTGGTGCAGATGGAGAACTTGGCAGGACCACGATAGCGTTAATGCAGGCTTTGGATGGATTAGTAGATGGTCAGATTATTATTGCTGCCACAAATAGATGCGACCGACTGGACAAGGCTTTGCTTCGGAGATTTCGACAACAGGTAGAGTTTTACTGTTTTGATAAAAATGAAAGACTTGCCATGATTGAAACGTATATGAATAGCGTGGAACCATCATTTCTTACGGATGATATAAGGCGGTATTCAGAAGAAAAACATACACAGGCAGAAACCGTGAAATATCTTATTGAAAAAATAGTCGAAAAAGTTAAGTAAACTGACATTTAGAGGAGAAAACATAATGTACAAGAATCATGAAGGATATCCAGATCCGGCCGCAGGAGCTGCGATCTGGGAAGCGGACAGGCCGCCAGAAGATTACCGCAAAGCCGTCCGCATGATGCTCTTCACCGCGAAATGCATGGGCTACCATGTGGAGGATACGATCCGGTTAAGAGACGAGAAGACAGGGAGGGTATGGCCGTGAATGTACTTAAGAGCGTAGTGATTATCCTGTGGGCCATAACGGGGACGGTCAATCTGATCCAAGGCAACATTGACCGCAGGGATTACCTGATGGTCTGGGGCTCCCTGATGGCGGTGCTGATGATCTGGAGGTGATGTTATGCCGGGGCCAGTATATTATGACCTGTACGATTGTGGGAAGCTTGTGGGACGGTACAGCGGCATTGAGTTGCAAAAGAGATTTGGTTGGAAGTGCAGGCCACAGGTCGATAAGTACAGTGATATGGGGATCCTGTACCAGAAGAGGTACCTGATTGTCCGGGTAGAAACAGAGATGTGGGCGGCTGAGTGGGATGAGGCCAGACAGAGGATTTTGAGGGCGAGGAGGTGATACCGTTGGACAAGCAGATTTTGGAGCAGTACATAGATGCCTGCGAGCTGATTAAGGACACCAAGGAGGAGATCGGGAAGTTGCGTAAGCGCCGCAGGCAGATACAGAAGGATAGTGTCAAAGGGTCGGCACAGGAGTTTCCCTACACGTTGCAGACCTACCATCTGGAGGGACTTGGGTATGCTACCGTTAAAGATCCGGATGAGTTGGACCGTATGGAGGAGCTGTTGGCGGAGCGGATCCGAAATGCAGAGAGAATCAAGCGCCAAGTGGAAACATGGCTCAATACAGTTTCACCCAGGATGCAGCGGATTATCCGGTACAGGGTGTTTGATGATATGACTTGGGAACAGGTTGCAATGCGAATGGGAAGAAGGGCAACAGGAGAGAGCGTTAAAAAAGAATTTCAGAGATTTTTAGAAGTGGCTTAAAATTTGTCCCGTTTGTCCTGAATGTCCCACTTCAAAATGTTATAGTGTACCATGAAGCCAAAGGCATACAGCCGGCGGCTTTCATACTTACCGAAATGTCGGCCGCCAGGTGTTACAGCCGGGTGGTCGGTTCGTCTGGCTCTGGTTCCATCCCAGGGCTGGACGCCCCCTTCTCCGGATCTTTAGCTCAGTTGGTAGAGCAGGTGGCTGTTAATCACCGTGTCCCAGGTTCGATTCCTGGAGGATCCGTTGGTTTTTCTTTTGCATGATTTTTCTCCTTTGGAGAGGCTCCTGCTTCAGCGGGGGCTTTTCTTTTTATCAACATATTGTGGATAATGTGGGGATAAGTACAAGATATTGAAATGGAGGTGGCTTCGGCTGCCTCTTTTTCTATACCAAAAACAAACACGAACGAGAGGTGGCCTTAGCTGCCTTTTTTGATTTCAGAAATACAGTCAGATAGGAAGGTGAGGTGATGGCAAACAATGGTAACTTAAGACGTTTAAGCCCGAGCGAAGCTCGAGAATATGGACGCAGAGGAGGAAAAGCATCCGGCGAATCACGGCGTAGGAAGGCCGACTTTCGGAAGATATTGAATGCCCTTCTCACGGCTGAAATAGACAATCCAGAATGGACGCCGCTGCTGGAGGCATTAGGACTGGACAGCACCTTGGAATCAGCCGTCAACGCAGCCATTATCCGGGAGGCTCTGGCGGGAGATGTAAAAGCTTATATTGCTATCCGCGACACCTTAGGACAGACCACAAAGTCAGAAGCGGACTTGGAGGAGCAGAAGATACGAACGGCAGCAGCCAAGGCAAAGACTGGACAGGATGTTGAGGAAGAACCGGAAGACGATGGATTCCTTCAGGCATTTAATGATGCTGCCGATGAAGACTGGCCTGATTTTACAGAAGAAGCGGAGAACGCAGACGATGAAGAGGAAACGACCGATATTTAAATTTCAGAAATTCTCCCGTAAGCAGCGCCAGGTATTTACCTGGTGGGCTGATTCAAGTCCGGTAAAGGACGCGGAAGGGATTATAGCAGACGGAGCTATCCGATCCGGAAAGACTGTAAGCATGTCATTGTCTTATGTAATGTGGGCTATGGAACGGTTTGACGGAGAAAACTTCATCATGGCCGGAAAGACCATCAGCTCTTTTAAGCGTAATGTATTGCAGAATCTGAAGCTTATGCTTACCAGTCGGGGATATAAGTGGATTTACCATATCTCTGGAGATCTTCCCAACATGCTGGAAGTTACCAGGAAAGGTAAGACAAATTATTTTTTCATATTCGGTGGAAAAGATGAAGGATCCCAGGATCTGGTTCAAGGTATTACGGCAGCAGGTGCCTTCTTTGATGAGGTGGCATTGATGCCGGAATCATTTGTGAACCAGGCAACAGGACGTCTTTCGGTGGAAGGCTCTAAGATGTGGTTTAACTGCAATCCAGCGGGCCCTGTGCACTGGTTCAAAGTAAATTGGATTGACAAGCGCAGAGATAAAAAGCTTCTTTATCTGCATTTTACAATGGATGATAACCTGTCTTTGTCTGAGAAGACTAAGGCCAGATACCGCAGTATGTATGTCGGCGTTTTCTACCTGCGGTATATCAAGGGGCTATGGAAAGCCGCTGAGGGCCTGATTTATACCATGTTTACAGATGATAATCTGTACACGGACGATCAACGCCCGGTGGCGCTGAAAAGCACAGCGGTTCGGGGTATTGCAGTGGACTATGGCACCACGAACCCCTGTGTATTTTTGGATATCTGGGACGATGGACAGACATTGTGGGTTGATCGGGAATATCGTTGGGACAGCCGATCAGAAGAGGCCAGGCGCAGCCCTAACCCACAGAGAACAGACTCCCAGTATGCAGATGATATGGCAGAGTTCATGGGGAACAGGCCAGAGGAACAGTGCGAGATCATTGTGGATCCCTCTGCCGCGTCTTTTATAGCCGAGCTGCAGGGGCGTGGCTATTATGTGAAGCTGGCAGATAACGAGGTAATAGATGGCATTCGGATCGTATCCACTCTTCTGGCTAAGCGTAGCATCAGGATCAACCGTAAATGCAGGGGGCTGACTGGGGAAATGCAGTCTTATGTGTGGGATGATAAGGCGGCAGAACGCGGAGAGGAAAAGCCGGTGAAACAGCAGGACCATGGGCCGGACGCCCTACGGTATTACTGTAAGACAAAACTACCAAAATGGAGGATAGCATCATGAATAAAGAAGAGAAGAAGGATATTCCATATGGATATGAACGGATTACATACTCCCGGTGCGGGGACAGCGAGGCATTGGAGATTCTTCGGCCTGCTTCTGATAATGCGGGGCAGGAATCCAGGATACTGTCTCCAGATATAACGGTGAGCCTTGAAACAAAAAGTGGTTTATCCGCTTCGGAAATAGCGGACAGATTGAAACAGATATTAGCCGAACAGGCTAATGGAGGGAGAAAATAATTATGTCCAAGAGAAGAAACACCCGCCGTACACGGGCAGACACAACACAGGCATCCACAGTTACGATGGATGCCTTTTCTAATCCTGCGGCCCGGATTGGATTCGGTACCATGGATCTTTTGCAGGCGACAGAATATCCCCTGACCCGTATGACCCAGAACTACCAGCTCCTAACCAGTCTGTACCGGGATAACTGGATTGTTCAGAACATCGTAGCTACAATCCCCAATGATATGATCCGAAAATGGTATGAGATCAGATCGGGTATCGCTCCGGAATATATCGACCAGATGGCCCGCTTAGAACGGACCACCCAGCTGCGAAAGAAATTGCTGACAGGCTTGTGCTGGGGGAGGCTGTATGGTGGTGCAGTTGGAGTGATTCTTATCAGGGGACAAAATGATATGTCCCAGCCTCTGGATTTGGACAGCATAATGCCCGGGAGCTTCCTGGGATTGCAGATTCTGGACCGGTGGAGTGGTGTATATCCGGAAAGTGATGTGGTAACAGATCCGTCCGATCCTGATTTTGGACTGCCGGATTATTATATTATCCGGGATGAGACTACAGGCCAGACGGCTGTGCGTGTGCATCACAGCAGGGTGATCCGGTTCATTGGGCGGGAGCTGCCGTGGCTGGAACAGGTGGCTGAACAGTATTGGGGAGAGTCGGAGCTGGAGGCGATTTACAGCGAGGTTGTCAAGCGGGACAATGTATCCGGTAATATTGCAGCGCTGACTTTCCGGGCAAATGTCAACTATCTCGAAGCGGATGGACTGGATCAGCTGCTGGGGACGGCAAATACAGAGATGCAGCGCAGGTTCTGGAACCTGATGCAGGCCCAGGCAATCATGGAAAGCAACTTCGGAACCCGCATCATCAACAAGGGCGACGCCATGCACAATGTCCAGTATACGTTTACCGGCCTTGCTGATGTGTATGACAGAGTGATGATGGATGTGGCAGGTGCAGCCAGAACACCGGTCACGAAGCTCTTCGGGCGCTCGCCTGCTGGGATGAATGCTACTGGCGAATCTGATATGCGTAATTATTATGATTACATAGACGGCCTGCGGGAAACAGATTTCCGGGCTATCATTGAGAGACTACTGCCGATTATGGCATTATCGGCCTGGGGACAGATACCGGATGATTTGGAGATTGATTTTCCACCCATGCAGACCCCAGATGCCAAGGAAACTGCGGAGATTGCAGAACGCAAAACGAATGCAATTCTGGCGGTATACCAAAATGATCTGATCGATTCTGCTACTGCACAGCAGGAACTCCAGACACTGACCGAAGAAACCGGAATGTTTGGAAAAATCACGGACGAAAGCATCGAGGCGGGCAGAGGTCAGACTTACAGCAGTTCCAGAGCGATGCAGGATCCTCTGATGGGCTTAGAGCTTCCACGGGAACCAGCATCAGGCAATGAGGGGGATTTTGAATGACACGGCAGATGAAGATCCTTCTACCAGATCGGGCAGATGTAACGGCTTATATGCGTATGCTGTTTTTGCGGACAGAGCAGGAAATCATAAATGTGATCAACCGTAAGCGGTCGGTGGGCCATGTAGATTATGCTGAGGTAGCTGCTCTGGAACGTGTCCAGAAGATTCTGCAAAGTATGATAGATCAGTCCTGGGCCTATGTCCCGACGATGATAGAAAAGATATTCTACCATTCGGATAAGGATGCTTCGGGTTACTCGAATGCCCGGAAGATGACTGAGACATTCTCAGCGCCCCGGATTGCTATTATACAGCAGTTGACTGATAATCTTCTGGGTGAGCTTACAGAGGCCTCAGAAACAGCTTATGAGAGCGTACGGAAGGTCTACACGATTGCGAGACTGGAGGCTGATCCCTTCCGGGAAACAGCACTTAAAAAGGTATTGCGCAAGGAGGCAGCAGGAACTCCATGGATCAACAGCAGTCAGGCCATGGTACAGGAGATGCAGAATAAGGGGATTACCGCTTTTGTGGATAAGGCGGGGCGAAAGTGGTCTTTGCAGAGCTATGGGAACATGGCTGTCCGCACAACAGCCCGTCAGGCCCAGGTGGCAGCCCTTCTTACGGCTGACGATTACGATCTGTGGCAGATCGTGAAGGTTGGAAGCACCTGCAAGGTATGCGCGGCTCTGGAGGGAAGAGTGTACAGTAAAAGCGGAATGAACCCGGACTATCCTCCGTTGTCTCTGGCTTTCGGGAAGGTAGATCCGGATGGGGCGGATGATCTGACGAATACCTACCTGAATATTCATCCTAACTGCCTTCATTCATTGGTTAAATATACAACGATAGGAAAGACAGAAAAGCAGATCCAGAAGGATAAGGATTTTTCCAATCCTGAAAAGAATCCTATTGACCGGGATCCCCGGACGAAGAAGCAGATCAAGGCTTATCGGGAGAAGGAGCGGAACCGGCAGAGGCTTTTGCGGGATATGAGGCAGCATAAGGAATATAGGGCTGTTTTAGGGGAGGAAGTACCGAAAGATTTTGCAAAGTTCCAGAAAATGAAGTATACTGAAGGTGAAAAAATTGAGGTACTTAGAAAAAAAGTTGAAAATCTGGAAAAGTCCCGCAAATTCAAAGAAAAATTAAAAGATGGATCTATAAACATAGCTGTAAGAAATGTGAAACAGCAGGAACATATTCAGGGAACTAAAAAGTGGAGACAAAGGGTACGTTCTGATTTGGAAACCAAAGGAACAGCACCAGATATGTTCTATAAAAGTGTGGATGTTCAGAAGCTGGTGGATGAATATTCTGGGACAGGAGAATTTGAATTCCGTAAGAATCAGCAGTACCCTATTGAATACATCAGCGCAAAAGAACCGATTGGAAGGTACTTTAACCTTGGAAAAGGAAGATACGAAGAAACAAAGCGTTTTGCAATTCGTTATTCCAGCAAGGGCGTACACCTGCATCCGGTAAAGGAGGTTTGATTATGTACAGGGCTAAGATATCACCAAACTTAAAGAAGATATTTGAAAAGGGAGAACGCGGAGAGGTATTAACGCTGTTGTTAGCAGATGGCAGGCGCGTTAAATGTAGACTTGAGATGCTCACATATGCCAATAAATCAGATACAGATGATACGGATGTTATGGTTGCCCGAATAAAGTATGGAGATGGCAACGGAGAGTTGCTGGCAGAGGAAGATATAAAAGAGGTCTTATAATACAGCGGAGAGAGCTATAGTGTATACTTTGCTACAGAGTTAAGATAAGCAAAAATAATTGAGGAGAAATACCACCAGTCAGAAATGGCCGGTGGTTTTTTGTACCCATTTTTAGCGTTGCGACGTCGCAACAGGAAGGAGTACACAATGAGTAGATTTCTAAACTGGCTGAAACGGTTCTTTTGCAGGGCGAATCCTGAATGTGAGCACCTGTATAGAAAGCACTGGTGCCGCCGCTATGGCCCTTATGGCGGGTATGTGAGGCGGTGTACGAAGTGCGGAAAGGAAACAGAGAGATGCTTGCATATTACGGATACACCATAAGCCCCAATCAGATTGAAACTGGAGAGGGCTTTTTGATTTGCAGAAATGTTCCGATTGCCCGGACTGGAGACCAGGAGTATCTGGGGCGGGAGCTGGGACTTTCTGGTGCTGATGCAGAAAAGGTGGTAATCGTTCATCGGCCACCTGAGGAAGTATTTTCTGAGGCTGCTCTGGCAAGTTTTGAAGGGAAACCGACAACGGACGATCATCCGCCGGAGCTTCTTACCCCGGATACTGTGAGCATGTACGAAAAGGGTCATGCTCAGAATATCAGGAAAGGGACTGACGAATGGGAAGGTTATGTAATTGCAGACCTGCATATCCATGACCGAAGCCTGATTGATGCGATCCAGCAGGGGAAGAGGGAGATCAGCTGCGGGTATGAGTGCGAATATGTTTCGGACGGTTCCGGAGCATTCTGCCAAAAGAATATAAGAGGGAATCACATTGCGGTCGTAAACCGGGGAAGAGCCGGGAAGCGGGCCGCAATTTTAGATTCAGATACATTAAAAAAAGAACAGGCTGAGAAGCCGGAAAGGAAAGCTATGAAAAAGAATGGGTTATTTTTCAAACTCTTCGGGCAGGCCGTAAAGGATAAAAGCCCGGAGGAAATTGAACAGCTGGCTATGGATGCGGCAGATGCATTTGAGGAAGAGGACTCTTCCGGCGGCGGTGATGGAACAGAGCCAGGCAAAAAGGAAAAAGAGGGTACCGCTCAGACGGTACAGGATTCCGCTTTTTTAACGGCTCTGGATCAGAAAATCGACAGATTATTAAACCTGTTTGATGAAGCTGCAAAGGAAAAACCAGAAGAGGATCCGATGGATGCAGCTATCCGGAAGCTGGAGGGGAAAGAGGAAGAAAAAGAGGAAAAGAAGGAAGCCAAAGTAGTTCCGGCAGAGGGAAGCGGTGAACAGGCCCCTACAGTGGACAAGGCTTTGGCCGCTGCTCTTTTAAAGGCTGCAAGGCCTGCTGTAGCTGCGATCAAAGATGAAAAGGAGCGCAAGGCGGTATCGGATGCCCTGATCGCCTGCGTAACAGGATCCGGAGCTGACGGGGATATTGCAAAGCTTATGAAGGCAGCCCAGCATAATGCACAGAATGCAGCGGATCATAAGCCTGATGCAGATTTAAGCAGGCTGCAGAGCGCTTATGACAAAATGAATCCGCATAAGAATGGAGGTACACAGGAATGAGAGGACAGACAATCGGAAAAACAATGCCGCACGGATACGCCGGAAGTTATTCCAGACAGCCGGATATGATCGTGGATTCCCATCCTCTGGAGGGAGATGCCGCAGTAGTATTCGGACAGGCTGTAGTTTATGGGACAGCTGGTGCAGTGGTTCCCTTCGGCGGCAGCAGCACCGCAGATCAGTTTGTGGGTGTGGCAGCCAGAGAGATTAAATCCGCTACGGATTATCTGAACCAGAACGCCGGAGGATATCAGCCAGGAGAGGCTGTGCCTGTATTAAAGCGTGGTCGGATCAACGTAATCTGCCAGAAAGGAACCCCGGCTATCAGAGGAAAGGTATATGTCCGTACTAAAGCAAACGGAAGTCATCCAAAGGCTTTGGTAGGGGGATTTGAGGCAGAGGCAGACAGTGAAAATACTGTAGAATTGACAAATGTTCAGTGGAGAGGAAACGCTGATGCAAACGGCGTGGCTGAACTGAGTATCCTGACAATGATTAACGCATAAGGAGGATCAAAATGGTATTTCAGAATGTAGGTACAATGGATTTAGGCATGCAGGTAGCACGGGGCGCTGGTGGGAGTGCCACTGGCGGAAACGCTGCTCGCATGACAATGGATGCCGCCGGGATTGCTTCCGGACAGGCATTTTTAACATCAGAGCTGGAAAAAAGAGATACGTTAGTGAGAACACCGCTGACCAGCGTTACATACGCCCGTGATATTCCTATGAGAGTGGGAGGAGGCTGGGCTGAATTTGTCAGCGCTATGCAGGTAGGATACGGCACTGCCGGAGGCTCTGGCGATAATCTGCATCACGCCGGAGGTGCGAACGGTATCCCCATGATCCAGGCGAATTTTGAGAAGGGGATGTATAAGTCCCACATGGTAGCCATGGGAACCCGCGTCATGTGGATTGATATGCAGAGAGGCAATATGACAGGCCGCAATCTTGACAGCCTGCTTAGGGATGGCCTGCGCCTGACATATGATAAACATATGGAGGAAAACACATATGCAGGATTCAAGCGCTACGGAACCACCGGCCTGTTAAACAATGCGGATGTTACGATCACCAGTGCAGCTGCTACAGGATCTTCCAGCGGCACTACATTTAAGAGTAAGACGCCGGATCAGATTCTGGATGATATCAATACGGCCATCCTGGTAGCCTGGGCGGCGGCAGAATATGACCGGGATGCAATCCCGAACCATATCATTATGCCGTATGAACAGTTTAATTATCTGGCAACCACCAGAGTGAGCGATCTGGCAGAAAAGACGATCCTTGCTTTCCTTCTGGAAAACAATGTGGCAAAGCAGAACGGAGTGGATCTGTATATTGGCGCCACATCCTGGTGTAAGGGTGCAGGAGCCAGTAAAAAGGACCGTATGGCAGTGTACTGCAATAAAGAGCGTTATCTCGCTATGGATGAACTTGCACCGTTAACCCGTGCCATGACAGGGCCGAACACAGAGCAGTTCTGCTATGACACGGCATATGCGGCCAATGTGTCTGAGGTAGAGGTATTCTACGATCAGACTGTATTGTATGTAGATGGAATTTAAGGGAGGTACAGGATGTTTATCATTTCAAAAAACAGATTTCTTATTCCGAGGGATGGGGCAGATCCCTATGTAATTCCGAAGGATTATATCGGAGAAATTCCGGAGGACGTGGCAGGGCATTGGCTCATTGCGGCTGCGATTGAGTCCGGTATGATCGCCACTCCTCAGGGCAGGAAGGATAAACAGCTGGAAACTGCGGACGAGGCGGCTGCAGAAAAGGCAGAAAGGGCAGACATTCGCCCAGATACGCAGGAAAATGCGGCAGAAGCGGTTCGGGAAGATGAAAAGCCTTCTGGAAAGAAAAATACAAAGAAATAAGGAGATGATGGTATGGGGACAATCTATGATGCGTTTCACAGTGCAAAATCGACAGCTGCAAATATTCCTCAGCCAGGGGAGCAGGGTTCCTATACCATCCCTGCTTTTCTGGAGGATTTCCCACAGTTTTGTCAGGAAGAATATACGGTCATGGGCTCAGGAGAGATCCGGCGTAAAAGCCTGATCCCGGAAACCATGCTTCAGACATTCGTAGACCAGGCAAATGACAGTGTATTGCCATCCCGATGGGGGAGTATGTGGCGGTATGCAGTGGGGCTGTATGTAGCACATTTTTCCACGATGTACCTTAAAACGTATTCGCCATGTTCCCAGAGCACTGGACAGGCAGCAGGGAATGCAGAGCAAAAGGGCGTTGTAAAAACAGTGTCCATGGGTGATACCTCTGTCAGTTATGACAACAGCGCTGTGACAGCGGGAACCGAAAAATGGGGAAGCTGGAATACCACCCAGTACGGCTCCCAGCTGGTCACAATGGCCCGTATGGTAGGAATGGGAGGTATGTATGCTATTTGATAATCCTATTTTTGCCGGGTGGTATACGGATACCGTTGATATCTACAGAGTGTCAGCTCAGAAACAGGGGAATGTGACCCGGCAGGAACGGCAGAAAGTAAACACGGTTCCTGTTTTATGCCGAATCTACAGCCCAAAGAAGGACGGCCCTGTGATGACGGATAATGCATCCAGAGAACGGGCATCAGAGAAATTAGCCTGTGACTTGTCTGTGGATATCCGGGCGGGAGATGAGCTGCAGGTGATACGAGGCGGAGCACTGGGACATGCAAACCAGCCGGAACGGTATGTGGCCGGAGCACCGGTGGCCTATTATGATCCAGTAGGCGGGGGAATGACCGGTCTGGAGCATAAAGAAGTTGGGCTGCTGAAAGACAATGTTGTGAGGTGATTAGATGTCAAGTTTTGGTGCTCAGATGAGGAAAAGGTTAAATGAACTGCGCAAGGCCGGGCAGGACGTATCAAAGATCATGGCAGAGGTGGCAGAGGGCGCCACGATTGAGGCTATACGGGTGGCGACAGAGAATACACCGCCCAATGATGGAACGATTGCGGGAACCAATATGCGGTCGGGGGATATGGCCCAGCACTGGGCTACGGACAGCCAGACAACGCCTATTGTTTCGGGGGGAAGCGTGCGGACAGAATTAAACAATCATATGCAGTATGCTTCCTATGTGAATGACGGTCATCGTGTGGACAAGCATTTTGTTCCGGGCCTGATTAAGAACGGTTCTCTTTTGGAACGGTCTCCAGACGGCTCAGGCGGTCTGATGGTCGGTACAAAGACTACCTATGTGAAAGGAAAATACATGAAGCAGAAAGCAATCGGAAAATACCGCTCTGTGGTCCGTATTGAGCTGGATAAGCGGGTAAGGGAGGCGTTCAAATGACTTTTACATTGGATCATATTGTAAACAGCCTTGCAGGCGTCCTTACTTCCAGATACCCGACGTATCCGGTTTATGACAGTCCCAATCCCCAGGGAACAGAACCACCCTGCTTTTTTATTTTTTTCATGCCCTCTACCATAGAGGGGCAGGTGGGGGAGCGGTTCCTGCGTGATCTGGGTGTGGACATTGTGTTTGTTCAGGAACGTAACATTGTTAATGCCAACGCAGAGATTCTCCAGATTGCAGATTATCTGGATTCGGTACTGGAATTGTTCCCTTATTCAGATGGAGGCAGTGAAACAGCATGGATACGGACCTATGAGAGGCAGTGGCAGACGGAAGACGGGGAGCTGCATTATCAATTTCACATCAGGGAACGGGTGCGGCTGCCGGAGGAAGGAAATCCAATGCAGGAAATGGAGGAACGTTATGGCATCAAAGGCAAATAAGAGTACAGAGTCTAAGTCTACTGTTGCGACGCCGCACAAAAGAGACGGACAAAAATACTCCACCAGTAAACTGTTGAAAAGCAAGCATTTGGCCGGGTATCAGCGGGATTTTGCCAGGGTGATCCTGACAGAACCAGAATATACTATCGAAGAGGCAAGAAAGCTTTTAGATGAGAGATTAAAGGACAAATAAAAAGCCGCCCATTTAGGACGGCCTTTAGGATTATGCCCGGAGCTTTGCAAGGAGGGCTTCCTGGAGAGTTTGAGAAAAGTTGATGCCCTGCTCCAAGGCGGCTTTGTTTAACCATGCCGGAATGGACAGGGTCTTTTTTACAGATTTCTCAAAGTGCTCTTTTGCATAAGCTTCCACATCGACAGACACCATGTTTATAAAGTAAGAAGGAATGGGAGAATCTTCATAAAATTCTTTTAGCTGTGCTTCTACAGAGAGGGTATTCATTTCGGAAGCAGTTGGGATTGGTTCATTTTCTTTTTTGCAGTCATAAAGATAGCCTGCCAGACAGTCTACAGCCATTTCCATAGCATCTTCTAAAGTATCTCCACAGGTAGCAAGCCAGTTAAGATCGGGGAAGAAAATAGAGTAGCCGTTTTCTTCTTTGCAGAAACAAGCTGGATACACAGATAACATATACATACCTCCTGTTTTAGGGTGGCAGGGCTATTTCAGCCCCGCCTGTTTTAAGATGGAATTTTCAGTGCCTTTTGGCAATTCTTTTGAATGAAAAGGAATCGTAACTTTTCCTGATTTTGTCGGGTGTGTATAATGCCGGTGGGATCCGGTCTGAGATTTAAACACCCAACCATCGGAGAGGATGATTCTTTCCATTTCGATTGGCTTTTTGGGCATTTCCTATTCCTCCTTACAATCAGTATTATACCACGCAATACGTATAAAAGCAATACGTATTATACAGAAAGAGAGGTCAAAAATGGCAGGAGGCACATGGACAAGCCAGAACAAAGCCCAGCCGGGTGTATACATCAACACCAAGTCGCAGGGCAACATCAGGGCAAATATTGGAACACGGGGGATTGTAGCGATCGCAGAACCTCTTTCCTGGGGACCGTCAGGGATTGTACAGACGATTATCCCAGGAGAGGATCTGACACCATATATCGGCTACGATATTACAAGTGAAAAAGCGCTGTTCCTCAGGGAAATGATGAAGGGAAGCGATACCACGGCAGGGCCATCAAAAATCCTTCTATACCGCCCCAAAGGAACCAGTGGGGCAAAAGCAACTGCAACAATCGGGACATTGACCGCAACGGCTGTGTATGACGGTGTACGGGGAAATGATATTGCCATTATTATTTCGGCGGATCCGGATGAAGAAAAGACTTTCCAGGTCGCAACTGTAGTTGATGGATCTGTGAGAGATGAACAGACAGTCAAGACGGCAGAAGAGCTTGTAGGGAATGTGTGGGTTGTATTTAGCGGATCCGGAGAGCTTGAAGCGACCGCAGGGAAAAAGTTGACAGGAGGAAAGGACCCTACTGTAGCAACCACGGATTATGCCGCATGGCTCACGGCAATGGAGCCATATAAGTTTGATGTAATGGTCTATGACGGTGAGGATAAGACAACGATTCAGGCAGTAGCTGCTTTTGTCAAGCGTGTCTCAAACAATGTGGGACTGAAATGTCAGGCGGTTATGGCCGATGCTTCTGTATCAAATAGTGAGTGGGTAATTTCAGTCAAGAACGGAGTTAAGCTGGACGATGGAACCGTATTAACTCCGCAGCAAGCAACGTGGTGGTTAGGCGGAGCAGAGGCAGGAGCGTTGTATAACCAGTCCCTGACCTATTCTCGTTATCCCAACGCGCTGGAAGCCTGCCCGAAGCTGACGGATGCGCAGATCGAAGAGGCAATTAAGGCCGGGGAAATTGTTTTTATTGATACCTTTGACAAAGTTAAGGTATGCACAGATATTAACACATTTACCAGCTTTGCAGTGGATAAGGGTGAGGAATATTCCAAAAACCGTGTTATGCGGGTGCTGAATCAGTTCTGCAATGATGTATATGAGCATTTCAGTAATTATTTCATCGGCAAGGTAAGTAATGATGAGACCGGCCGCAGCCTGCTAAAAGGCTGGATTGTAGGGTATCTGAACGATATGCAGGCAAATAGCGGTGTCCAGAACTTTGAGGCTGAGGATGTAACGGTGGAGGCCGGAAATAGCATTGATGCAGTTCTGATCGCCGTGAAAATCCAGCCGGTGGACAGCATCGAGAAGATCTTCATGACGGTTACAGTATCTGTAAACGTTGAAGCAGAATAGGAGGTAGTACATGAGCTTTTTACTTGAACGGGACGCCCTAAATGGAAAGGCAGGAAGCGGGTTCATGACAATTGATGGCGAAAACCATGAGATGTTTGGACTAAAAAAATTTGATTCCAATGCAGAATTTCAGGAATCTGACTTTAAGGTAGTAGGGACCCGTCTGGTCCAGAAAAAGACTACGGGCGTATCTCTGACAGGTTCCATGACCATTTATTATGGAACGCCGCATTTCCTGCGAATGCTTCAGGATTATTTGAAGACAGGGAAGTTACCATATTTTACGATCCAGATCACAAATGATGATCCATCTTCCACGGTAGGGACGCAGACAGTGGTATTTTACAATGTAAAACTTCAGAAACTCCCCATTTCATCTCTGGATGCAGACGCTGATTTTCTGGAGATGGAAGTAGGATTTTCTTACACAAATATCGAGGTTCTGAATTGGTTTAAAGACCCGGAACAGTTAGGAGGTTGAAATTATTATGGGAGATATTAAAGCATTCCTGCTTCCGCCGGTTATGGAGGAAACGAAAGAGGTAGTAATTACAAAAAGAGCAGTAGGGGAGGATGGCAAGCCAGTACCGTTTGTGATTCGTGTAATTGATCAGGAGACGAATAACCGTCTGATTAAGCAGGCTACTCGAAAGAGCAAGATGAATGGCCAGCTGATCCGGGAACTTGATGATGATAAGTACGGAAAGCTGTTAGTAGGAGCCTGTGTTGTAAGCCCTAATTTTAAGGATTCCGAATTATGCGCACATTACAAAGTAGTGGATCCGCTGGATGTACCAGGGCGTATGTTGACTGTTGGGGAGTACAACCGATTAGTCAGGGAGATCAAGAAGATCAATGATTTAGTGACCGATGATGAAGAACTGAGTGAACTGGATGAAGAAGCAAAAAACTAGTAGCGGAAAATACCATGACGGTACAGCTTATGCAAAGAATGCTGTGTGATCATGGTATTTTCCCAAGTGAAGTTATGAATCTGAGAATACAGGAACGGCTTCTTATGGCGGCTCTTCTGGAGAAAGAACATAAAGAGATCAAGAAAAAGACAAGGGGGTAAAATTGATGGGGAAAATAAATGAAACACTTACATTGACAGATCAGTTTTCTTCCTCTTTCCATACATTCATCAATCTGGGGGAGCAGGCTCTTTCAAGCCTGATTTCTGTCAACAATGGCATAACAGATCTGGCCTCACAGTCTGCCCGTGAATCGGAGAAAACCAGACAGTCCATTGATGGAGTAACACAGAGTATCAATCAGATGTCCGATGCACTCCAGTATATTTCTGTACAGGGAATGAATGAGATCAAACAGACGATCCAGCAGATTGATGTAAATCAGCGGAATCATACAGAAGAAACCAAACGGACAGGCAGAGCAGCAGGTGATCTTCTTCGGACATTCCGCCAGATCGCAGTAGCAACTGGTGCGGTAAGTTTGGTAAGATCCTTCTTAGGGGTTGCTGATCAGCAGACACAGATTACAGCCCGCCTGAATTTAATGAATGATGGGCTTCAGTCCACAGCCGAATTGCAGGATATGATCTATGTGTCGGCGCAGCGTACCCGGTCTGCATATGATGCTACGGCACAGGTGGTAGCTGGCCTGGGACAGCGTGCCGGTAAGGCATTTTCCTCCAGTGTAGAGATTGTCCAGTTTGCGGAAAACTTAAATAAGCAGTTTAAGATTGCAGGTGCATCGCAGCAGGAGATTTCCTCAGCATCCCTGCAGCTGACCCAGGCAATGGGTGCTGGTGTGCTCCGCGGTGAGGAATTGAATGCAATCTTTGAGGCAGCGCCCAATATCATCCAAACGATTGCGGATTACCTGGGAGAGGACATAGGTAAAATCCGGGATATGGCATCAGAGGGACAGATTACGGCAGAAGTAGTAAAAAATGCTATGCTGAAAGCGACGGATGAGATAGATGCACAATTTCAAGAGATGCCTATGACACTGGCAGAAGCTTTTACCATGGGAAAAAACGCAATTCAAAAAAACTTGCAGGATAGCTTTTCTGGATGGAGTGAATTCTTGAATTCAGACGAAGGTCAGCAGGCTATTATGCAGGCAATTACCTTGTTCACAGTTCTTGCACAGATAGGAGTTGGGACGTTATCTGCGATTGGTCAGGGCGCTTTGTGGGTATCCAATAATCTGGATTTTATTTTACCTATATTGGCGGCAATAGGGGTGGCGCTTGTCATATTGAATGGACAAGCGATTTTAGCAGGCATGGCCAATGTAGGAAGTGCATTGGCATCAGCTGCAGCCTGGGCGGCAGCAAACTGGCAGATATTACTGCTGATAGCTGTTTTTTCAGCAGCCCTGATTGCCGCCCAACAATTTGGATTCGGAATGCAGGAAGTCGGGAGCTTTGTTGGACAAATTTTAGGATTGCTGTATGCAGTCGGCTACAATGTCTTTGCATCTCTCTGGAATGTGATTGCTGCATTTGCGGAGTTCTTTGCGAATGTTTGGAACGATCCTCTGGGAGCGACCGCCCGGTTATTTTTTGATGTATTTGATACAATTTTGGGAATTGTCGAAACAACAGCCGGAGCCATTGATGCACTTTTGGGAACGGATATGGCCAGTGTTGTATCCGGATTCCGCGGCAAGATGTCCGGCTGGGTTGATGATACATTCGGAGAAAATGCAGTCCAGATCAAACGTATGTCAGAACTCGATGTGGTTGCGACGTCGCAACAATGGGGGGATGTTGGTGCAAGTCTGGGGGCTAAGCTGGACAACATGGATCTCAGCCTGGAGTCATTGACGGATAATCTGGGAGGCCTGAATGGTTTTGACGCATCATCTATCCCAACTGTGGACAACCTTGGAGACATTGGCAAGGTTGGGAAAGTCGGCAAGATCGAAGATGATGTAAAGCTTTCCGATGAAGATATCAAGATCTACAGGGATTTGGCAGAACGCCGCTATATGAATAACATAGAGCTTCAGACTATGGCGCCGCAGATCCATGTGTCCATTCCGGAAAGCGCTGCCAAGAATCTGACTGCCAGTGATATTGCGGATAAATTGAAAGCGATCCTGATCGAACAGGCTGCTGCCGGAACAGCAGTATCGCACGGATAGGAGGATGGGATGGGACAGCTTAAAAATACAACTTCCATCTATCTGAAATTTGGAAGTACAAAGATCCGGATACCGGTCAATCCGGAGGAGATTGAAATTAAATATCCAAGCAATAACAAGAAACAGGATATCATCGGCGTGGGAGAGGTTGTTGTGCAGAAGCGGCCAGGCTTAAGAGAAGTTTCCTGGAAAGGCTTTTTCCCTGGCGAGAATAGTGCAGATCCTTATATCAATAAGGGCGCAAAAAGCCCGCAGTGGTATGAGAAGCAGATCAGTAAGGCAATGAAGGGCAAACAGAAGGGGCGGCTTATTATCAGCCGCTCGGATCTGTACGATACAAATATGCGCTGTATTATCAGTCAATTCGAGACTACCGATAAGGGTGGAGAGCCGGGAGATATGTACTATTCGCTGGAGCTGCAGGAGTACAGGGATTACGCTCCGCAAACCGTCAGCATCGTTACAACCCCGCCTCCGGCGTCCGGAGGAGAACCGGTTCAAAGCGATGCATCCACAGAGCAGCAGAGGGCAGTGGAAACGCCGGTGCTGCGGGTAGGGGCGTCTGTAGTGGTAAATGGGGAATACTGTTATGACAGCTACGGCGGAAAGCCTCATGGTACAGCGAATAATATAAGCACTACCGTGACACGGATTGTCTCCGGAAATCCTTATCCGGTTCATGTTGGCTCTTATGGATGGGTACAGGAAAGCCAGCTTCAGATAACAGGGTGATTCGTATGAGCAGTATAACATTACAGGTCCAGACAACGGAACCGGCTCCAGGTGGGGCCACACAGACAGTAATTACAGATTACGCGACCACAGCCCGGGAAATTGAACTTATAACAGAGCGGTTTGATACACCGGGCTCCCTCACCTTTACCTGTCTGGAAGACAGCGGGGTCGCTATTCCGGAAGGGAGCTCCGTAGAGTTTTCCGTGGAAGGGGTAAAGATGTTTAAAGGGTATATTTTTACCGCAGAACGTAATAAGGACGGAGAGGTGTCATATACGGCCAGAGATCAGCTGAGATACCTGAAAGCGAATGCCAGTTATCTGTTCCAGAATATGACCCTGCCCCAGATCATCGGGCAGATCGCAGCGGATTTTGGCCTGAAAGTGGGGGCCATGGAGGATGCGGGTTATGCGTTCCCGTATCTGGACAAGGAAAATGAGGGATGTCTGGATATTATATTTGACGCCCTGGCCCAAACGATTGTGCAGACCGGAAAGATCTATAATTTCTATGATAATTGCGGAGAGCTGTGTCTGACGGAAGCAAAGAATATGTTCATTACTACGCTTTTGGGAGATAAAAGCCTGGTAACAGATTATACCTATAAGCGGGATATTGACAGCAATACATATAACCGCGTGAAGCTGGTGCGTAAAAATAAGAACAGCGGCCGGACGGATGCCTATATACATGAGGACAGCGATACCATTAAGAAATGGGGTCTGCTCCAGTATTATGATGAGGTAGACGAAAATCTGAACGAAGCCCAGATCGATGAGATGTGTAGGCAGTATCTGCAATATTACAACCGGGTGCTGCAAACATTATCGCTGGATTCGATTGGTATTCCGGGTCTTCGGGCCGGGATGATTATTCCGGTGAGGATCGGGGCTGTGGATGGCCTTGCTGTTTCACGGCTTATGATAGCAGAAAAGGTAACACATACCTTTGAGGGGGATGAACACGATCATACCATGAGTATTGAAGTGAAAGACTTTGGACAGTTGGGAGGAATAAATATTGTCTAATCTATTAGGTGTAATGCAGGAAATCATGCAGGAAAATCAGAAAGCAATGAAGCCTACGGAGGTTGCGTTCGGAACTGTGGCTACGGTATCGCCTCTTTCCATTCTGGTAGACGGAACCTCCCAGCCCAAGCCGGAGGCCGGACTGATCCTTACAGAATCCGTAATCCCGAAGACCGTTCAGGTGCAGGGAGGCGGTGGAGGGGCCGTTGCAGTCAATAAAGGGCTGGCTGTAGGGGACAAGGTTGTTATGCTGCGGGTTTCCCGTGGGAACCGTTACATTGTCCTTTCCAAGGCACAGTAAGGAGGAAGTATGGCAACATTACCCGATGGCGTAGGTCTGGATGCATCCTTAAAGCATATAGAGCAGCCTACAAACACATTCCTGATCGACTGGTCTTCCAGACAGATTTCCGGGATGGACGAGGGACTGGGAGCTATGAGGCAGGCGGTAGAAATTATTCTACAGAATGAGCGCTTCCGCTGGCAGATCTATGACAGCAATTTTGGGACTGAACTGGAGGATTTGGTCGGAGAAGAATATGATTATATTGTAAGTGAGCTTCCCCGCAGGATCGAGGAGGCTTTTTCTTTGGATAACAGGATTTTATCAGTGGAGAATTTTAAATGCTTGGAACAGAACAGTGGAATTCTGACAGTATCATTTGACGTTGTAACTGTATACGGGACTTTTTCAGAGGAGGTGGAAATGTGATTGATTTTAAAGGATATACCCAAAAGGCAATACAGACGCAGTTGTTAGGACGGGTATCTGATAAGATCGACAGGCGTCAGGGAAGTATCATCCAGACTGCGCTTGGACCGGTTGCCTGGTATCTGGAAGGCTTGTATATGCTGTTGTCACAGGTACAGGAAAATGCTTATGCAGGTACTGCAGTAGGGGAGTATCTGGATTATGTCTGTGCGGAACGCAACATAGTCCGGAAAGCGCCTACTCCGGCGGTACGGCAGGGGACATTCAACGTGGAGATTCCCGAAGGATCCCTGTTTAAGACCATCAACGGGGCAGCATCTGTCATATTTAGGAGCGGTGGACTGATAAGCAGCGAAAAAGACCGGTATGTGTATGAAATGACCTGTTCAGTGCCGGGAACCATAGGAAATTCTTATACCGGCAATATGCTTCCCATTACGGCGGTTTCCGGCCTTACAAGTGCAGAGCTTGGGGAAATTAAAACTCCGGGGTCAGATGAGGAAAACGATGATTCCCTGCGGGCACGGTTTTTCGAGAGTTTCGATGTGGCTTCCTTTGGCGGAAATATAGCTGCTTACAGAAACACAATCCTTGCCATTGAAGGAGTAGGAGCTGTGCAGGTATATCCTGCATGGAAGGGCGGGGGAACGGTGCTGTGCAGCATTCTGGACAGTGAATTAACACCGGCAGAGAGCGGACTTGTTGCACAGGTGCAAAAAGCAATCTGTCCTCCGGAGCAGGGCGGATCTGAACCTTCAGGAAATGGTTACGGCATGGCGCCCATTGGAGCAGCAGTGACGATCACAACAGCGACGAATCTGACCCTTAACATATCCGTATCAATTCAGCTGGCGGCTACGGTAAGGATTGGAGCAGAAGCCTACCAGGAACAGATTGAGCAGAAAATACAGGCGTATTTATTATCTGTGTGCAGGACCTGGGGGAATGCGATCAAAGGGCAGAAAATCGAATATGTGGTAGCCGTGTATGCATCCAGGATCGTGGCATCTATCTTGGAAATCCCGGATATTGTCAATGTTACGGATGTTTTAATCAATGGATCTTCAGGAGATCTGACATTGACAGAGACCGCGCAATTGCAGCAGATTCCTTCTCTTGGGGAGGTGACGGTTCATGAAAATTGATTTAATGCAGACACTTCCGGAATATTTCCGTGAGATCCTGGAATTTAAGGAGCTTATGAAAACGGATCAGGCTGTGCTTGCAGAGTTGGAGGCCAATATAGAGCAGATCCGAAAAAATTTTTATATCCAAACAGCAGATGAGTCTACATTGGCACAGAAAGAGGCACTGTTTGATATATTTGCATCTCCAGGTGAAACAATTGAATATCGCAGGCAGAGATTATTACAGAAATACAACACGATCGTCCCGTTTTCTATCGACTTTTTGATGGATCAGTTAAAGGAATTGTTTGGAGAAGATTTTACCCTCAGTGTAGATGCCGTGGCCTGTAAGCTGGAGATTTCGGTTACATCTTCGAGATATGGGGCGGTTGATCTGCTGTATAACCTGCTCTGGGATGTTATACCGGCGCATATAGAGATACATGCAAATCAGCAGGTTAATAATTATAGTTCCGCAGGACTATATATTGGCGGTGTCATGTCCAGTGCATTTATGCAGACAATATAGGAGGCTATTATGGGAGTATATAAAAAAGCAGTCATTACAGAAGCGGGAGAAGCATTGGCAGCCAGAGCGGTGTCTGGTGAGGTTACGATACAGTTTTCCCATGCAGGAACATCATCGTATGCATATTCCGAAGGTACAAACTTAAAAAAACTGACAGAACTTCAGGATGTGAAACAGACGGTGATTCCATCTAATGTGCAAATCGCAAATGATACACTGATTAGTATCCGAACGATGTTTGATAATAGTGAGATCACGCAGGAATATCTGATACAAAATGTGGGTATCTATGCGTCAGATGGGGAAACGGAGATATTGTTTGCAGTCTGCCAAGCGACCACTCCGGATCAGATGCCCGCTTTCAATGGAGTTGCCCCTTCGTCTTTTATTTATAATGTTCAGATCAGCATAGCTCAGGCGGATCAGCTGTCTATTTCAATCAATACAGCAGGTGTAGCTACTGTACAGGACGTGCTTGATCTGGAGAAAAAAATGGAAGAGAAGAAAATGGATTCTTCTGGTGGTGATGCATCTGATACAGTGGCATCAGTAGAAGAACCAAATTCGGAGGAAGAAAAGTATCCAGATATTGGTAGCAAGGGAAGTATGAAAAACATTCTGGGAAATTTATACCGATGGGTTAAGACTTTGAAGGCAGATAAGGTTGATTCCGCAGGCGGCGACACAGCAGAAACGGTGATTTCGGCGTTTGAAGCATCTTCTGAGAACTTTCCGGTGCCGGCCGTCAAGGAAAAGGCAAAGACCAGATGGGGAAAAGTAAAGAAGTTTTGCGAAGATTTTAAGGCATGGATGACTGGCGTATGCCTGTTGGGGCATATTGTCAATAACTGTGTCACAAACAACCCTAACCTGCCGCTTTCGGCGGCTCAGGGTAAGGCCTTGATGGACCTTTATACTGTGCTCAATACCAAGCAAAATGAGGCTGATAGAAATATCGAACTTTTAACTACAGGCATTTCTCCAAAAGATAACGATATCCTAAACTGGTTAATCGCGGACGGGCATAGAAGAACTATCTGGAAAATAAAAGGTAGCTCTATGGTTGGGGCACCAAATAACACAAGCGAATGGTGCTGTTTGAATTTTTTGGAAAATACAAAATCTCGTGGAATTGCAATATGCTTTGAATACGGTGGAACAGCTGTCAAATACAGGTCTTACTTCAAGGAAAATGGTGGGGTCAAATGGCACGGACCGGATTGGGTGGATATTCATTCCTAA